CGATTCATTGATGGGCTACAGATGACCCCTGATGGTGGGGCTGAGGTCATGCTTGATGAGGAGGAGCCTGAAGTAGAGGAGATGGAGGACGGCTCTGCTGTTGTGACGATGGAGAAGACGAAGGGGCCGGAAGAGGATACCGAGTTCTACGAGAACCTTGCGGATACGCTGGACATAAACGATCTCAACGCCATTGCGACCCGTTACCTTGACATGATCAGCAAGGACAAGGAGGCTCGTAAGGAGCGGGATAAGCAGTACGAGGATGGTCTGAGACGGACTGGTCTGGGCAACGATGCTCCGGGCGGGGCTACGTTCATGGGTGCGTCCAAGGTCGTTCATCCGGTTATGGCAGAGGCTTGTGTAGACTTTGCGGCTAGGGCGATCAAGGAACTGTTCCCGCCTGACGGCCCGACTCGGACGAACATTCTTGGCGAGGTTACCGAGAAGAAGACCGAGATTGCGGAGCGTAAGCGCGACTACATGAACTGGCAGTTGACGGAGCAGATTGAGGAGTTCCGCGACGAGCAGGAGCAGTTGCTTGCACAGCTTCCGCTGGGTGGCAGTCAGTTCCTGAAGATGTGGTGGGACGACCAAAAGAAGCGTCCCTGTGCTGAGTTTGTGCCGATTGACAACGTTTACCTGCCGTTCAGTGCGGTGAACTTCTACACGGCACAGCGCGTGACTGAGGTTCACAACATCTCCGAGTGGGAGTTCAAGAACCGGATAGCCCGTGGACTGTACCGGGACGTAGAGGTTATCCGCGCAACGATGGAGCCGGATCCTACTGGCCCTGAGAAGGCCAACAACAAGATTGAGGGCAAGCAGTTTCAAGACGGTGAAGACGGTCTTCGTCGTGTATTCCACATCTACACATGGCTTGAACTTGAGGATGACGGGAAGTCTGATGGAGAGTCAGCCCCGTACATTATGATGATCGATGAGTTGGAGGGAGAGGTTCTTGGCCTGTACCGCAACTGGGAAGAGGGCGATAAGACTCTGACCAAGCTGGACTGGCTGATTGAATTCAAGTTCATCCCGTGGAGGGGAGCGTATGCAATTGGTCTGCCGCATCTTATTGGTGGCCTGTCTGCTGCCCTTACTGGCTCTCTTCGGGCTTTGCTGGATTCTGCTCACATCAACAATGCTCCTACTATGCTCAAGCTTAAGGGGGCGAGGATCAGCGGTCAGAGCCAACAGGTGGATGTCACTCAGGTAGTCGAGATTGAGGGCGCACCGGGGGTTGATGACATTAAGAAGATTGCCTTCCCGATGCCGTTCAATCCTCCGTCTCAGGTGCTGTTGAGCCTGATGGGCTTCTTGGAGAAAGCCGCTAAGGGTGTAGTCACAACGTCCGAGGAGAAGATTGCAGACATCACCAGTCAGGCTCCGGTTGGTACGACTCAAGCCTTGATTGAGCAGGGTGCTGCTGTATTCAGCGCGATTCATGCTCGTCTGCACAACTCGCAGAGGCGAGTGCTGATGGTGCTGCAGCGGATTAACCGTTGGTATCTGGAAGAGCAGAAAAAAGGTGACATTGTTGCTGAGTTGCCGATCAAGCGTGATGACTTCAACCGCAACAGCGATATTGTTCCGGTCAGTGATCCGCACATCTTCTCCGAGACTCAGCGGATGGCGCAGACTCAGGCTGTTATCTCGTACATGGATAAGTACCCTGACCTGTTCGACAAGCGGGTTGTTGTTGGGCGTGCGTTGAAACAGATGAAGATCCCCAACATTGAGCAACTGATGCCGCAGTATACGAAGCCGCAGGAGATGCATTCAGCGGATGAGAACGCTGCTATGGGGATGGGCAGGATGGCAGTTGCTTATCCTCGTCAGGATCACATGGCTCACATTACATCGCATCTGGCCTTTGCCAAGGATCCTGCGTTGGGGATGAATCCAATTATTGCCCCGACCTTTATCCCGCAAGCGTTACAGCACATCAAGCAGCACATGATGCTGTGGTACACGCAGAAGATGAACCAGTACACCTTGATCCCCGCTAAGGTGAAGATGCAGAAGTACGAGGACTCCAAGCTTGCGCCTGAGATTGACAGGGCTATGGCTGCTGCAGCGGAGCATATGGCTCTGGATACGCAGCAGGATTTTGCACAAATCCTCCCGCAGATCCAGCAATTGATGCAAGTTGCACAGCAATTCAACAAGCCGCAGAACGCTCCGATGGACGGAGATGCCCAAGCAATTCTGCAAGCGTCTATGGCTGAGACTCAGCGGCGTGCTGCTAAGGATCAGGCTGATATCCAGTTGAGTCAGGCCAAGATGGCGCAGGGTCAACAGGACATGACGAAGGAGATGCAGTTCAAGGCGGCTATGAATACAGAAAACAACCTGACGGAAGAGCGTATGAAGACGCTTGACCTGACGGTAGAGGCAGCAAAGTTGAAGAAGGAGCAGTCTCAATCAGCGATTGAACTGCAAAACGAGTTGCAACGTAACCTGACGAGAGGGAATTAATATGGCAACCAGCGACAAAGAGCAGCAAAGCGAGATGGTTCCTCAGCACAAGCGTCTTGCACAAGGCGCACCTGTGAATGGAATGCAGGAGAAGTCCAAACAACCCGCACAAGGAGGACTATCACAAGCGAAAAAAAGTAAATGAGATACGAGAGTGACTTCATTGACGCAATAAAGGTGCGGCAGGCTTACATAGCCGATTCTCTCACTGCGGGTCATGTAGTGAATTTCGAGACGTACCAGCGTTTAGTGGGTCAATACGCAGGGCTGACAGAAGCCTTGCAGATTCTTAACGATTTATTGAAGGAAGACGATGAGTGAATCTCCGGTAGCTTCTTACGAAGCTGATTTAGCGGGTGCATTTCCTGCTGTAGACCCCGGTGCAGTACCTCTTGGTGCAAGAGTCCTGATTCAACTGCGGATGGCAAAGAGAAAAGTCACTGCTTCAGGGATTATTTTGGCTCAAGAAACCCGTGATACTGAGAAAGTACAGAATCCGGTGGGGAAAGTAGTGGGAATTGGCCCGTTGGCGTTCAAAAAGCGCGACACGATGGAACCTTGGCCCGAAGGGTCTTGGTGTGAGGTAGGTGATTACCTCCGCGTGCCGAAATGGACAGGGGATCGATGGGAGGTAAAGCTTCCCGGCGCACCAGATGGCGAGGATAGGGTGGAATTCATCATTATCAACGACCATGAGGTGATTGCTAAGATCACTGGCAACCCACTTGAAGTGAGGGCATTTATATGAGCAACGAAAACGAGAAGATTGAAGAGCCAAAACTGATTGTAGACGAGCAAAAGGACGGTAGCGTTACCGTGGAGGGCATAGATCTGCCCCCGAATGACGATCAGGAGGCTTCTGAGGGCGATTCTTCAGAGCAGATGGCCGCTGGTGGCTCCGTTCCTGAAGATGGTGGTGTAGACCATCCTGATGACACTGAGGCCATCCGTTCTGCGCGGCGTGATAAGCGTAAAGCCAAGAAGGTTTACCAGCGTCAGCAGCAGCAGGAGAAAGATGTCCGATTCCAGCAGCTTCAGAGGCAGAATCAGGATCTTCTGGCTCGTTTGTCGGCTGTAGAGGTAAGGACACACGGTTCTGAACTGGCGCGGATCGACAAAGCCATAGAAGATCAGAACGTCCGCATCCAATACGCCAAGATGAAGATTGCCGAGGCTGCACAGGCTTCGGATGGGGAGGGAATGGCGAACGCGCAGGAGATGTGGTTTGAGGCGCGGCGTGCTGCGGAGTCTTTGCAGAACCTGAAGAACCAAGCCGCGACTCCCAAGCAGCAGGCAATCGCTCCAGACCGTGATGTACAGCGTCAGGCTGCTACATGGATGGAGAGGAATTCTTGGTACGACCCCAGTGGTGGGGATGAGGATTCCGACATCGCTTTGACCATCGATAAGCGGATGGCAAAGGAGGGTTGGGATCCCAAAAACTCAGATTATTGGGATGAACTTGACAACCGCTTGCAAAAGCGTTTGCCACACAGGTACAATGAAGAATCAGATGAGCGATCATTTGTCAAGAGGCCCAAGAGTGTTGTCACTGGTAGTGGACGAGAGAGTGCAGCGAGTAGTGGAGGGCGTGGAACATTTACGCTCACCCCGGATCAAGTTCGGGCCATGAAAGATGCGGGAATGTGGGAAGACCCACAAGCACGCGCACGCATGATTCGTCGTTACGCCAATGAAACACGGAACAGGAGCAATTGATAATGGACACTCGTATAAAGAAATCTCTTTCTGCTGGGGGGCGTGCAAACCGCGCCAATCTTGACTCAAGTCGTGAGTCTCCAGAGGATCAGTTCGTATCGTCCGATGAGCGTCGAAAGATGTGGAGGGACGAATGGACACAAAGTGCATTGCCAAATGTTCCGGGGATTCCCGGATGGCATCTTTGCTGGTTATCGACCACCAATAGTTACGACAGTATTGATAAACGGATTCGCCTTGGTTACGTTCCCGTGAAAGCGGATGAGTTGCCGGGGTTTGACAATTACCGTGTAAAAGCTGGCGAACAAACTGGTTACATTGCGTGCAATGAAATGCTGCTCTACAAACTCCCGATGGAACAATATCAGGAAGTTATGGCGCACTTTCACCATGAGCAACCTCTGGAGGAAGCGAACAAAATTCGTCTTCAAGCAGAGCAGCAAGTGGGCCGCGATAGTTCTGGCAGACGCTTGGGTCAGGTAGAAGGCGAAGGCATGGAAAATATAGACAAACCAATTCCCGCACCGATGTTTTGATGCGGAAACTCAAATAAACTAGGAGTAATGCTATGTCTGCAACATCTGCTCCGTTTGGCTTTCGCCCTGTCTTCCATCCCTCTGGGCTGGATAGAGCAATAGCGTTGGCTGGCGGCATTGCCAGTGCGTATAACACTGGTATTCTCAAGAATCAACCTGTCGCCTTGAATTCCAGTGGTGTTCTGATTATCGCCACTGCTGGAAGTGCATTTCAAGGTTCGTTTGCTGGCGTGGAGTACACCGATGCTTCGGGTCGTCGCCAGATCAACAACCAGTTTCCTGCCAACACGGCATATCAAGCTGGATCCTGCATCGCTTATTACTACAGCGATCCGCTGATTGTCTACGAAGTTCAAGCTGATGCAACTCTGGCTCAGACTTCGATTGGCGATCAGGCTAATATGAGCAACGCAACGGCTGGCAGCACCTTTACCGGACTGTCTGCTGCCACTCTTTCAGCCACGCTGGCAGGTAGTTCAGCCGTTGGGGATTTCCGAATCCTTGACATAGCCCCATATGCAGATAATGCATTTGGAGACGCATTCCCAATTGTCCGCGTGCAGGTCAGCCGCAGCCAATTCGTGGCAACCATTAACGCCATCTAAGGAGAATAAATAATGGCTGCTCCGATGCGTAGTACAGACTTCCGGTCGATTGTTGAGCCTATCCTCAACGAATGTTTCGACGGAGTTTATGATCAGCGTACCGACGAATGGTCACGGGTCTTCCGTGAACAGACAGGTATTCCCCGCAACTACCATGAAGAGCCGGTTCTTTACGGCTTTGGTGCTGCACCGCAACTGCCTGATGGCACGCCGGTAACGTACCAGCAGGGTGGTGTACTGTTCCTCCAGCGTTACGTCTACAACGTGTTTGGTCTGGCGTTTGCTCTGACGAAGGTGCTGGTAGAGGACGGTGACCACATCCGTATCGGTCAGGTGTACGCAAAGCACCTCGCCCAGTCGCTGATTGAGACGAAAGAAACGCTGTCGGCTAACGTGCTGAACCGCGCTTTCAACTCGGCTTATATCGGTGGTGACGGCGTGCAACTCAACAGCGCGGCTCATCCGATTGTTAGCGGTACGTTCAGCAACCTGCTGACCACTGCAGCCAATCTGTCGCAGACCTCGCTTGAGCAGATGCTTATCCAGATCCGTCAAGCCGTTGACAACAACGGTAAGAAGATCCGTCTGGTTCCGCGTCAACTGGTTGTGGCTCCGGGCAACATCTTCCAAGCAGAAGTTCTGCTGAAGAGCGTGCTGCGTACTGGTACTGCCAACAACGATGTCAACCCGATCAAGTCGATTGGTCTGCTGGACGAAGGCGCAGCAGTTCTGTCGCGTCTGACTTCTCCGACTGCTTGGTGGGTTCAGACCGATGCACCGGAAGGCATGAAGCTTCTGATGCGCCGCGCTCTGGAAAAGACGATGGAAGGTGACTTTGAGACGGACTCCATGCGCTACAAGGCAACGGAACGTTACCAAGTCGGCTTCACCGATCCGCGTGCCATGTACGGTACTCCGGGCGTTTAGTAGTAAATCGGGGCTGGCTTAAAAACCAGTCCCACCATTTTTAATGTATTCGTCAAGCTTTTCAAGGAGAAGACGAAATGCCTCAATTTTCAGATGACCTGTTCTTGGGTTCCGCTATTACCGTTCAAGGTATGGACGCATACCCTGCTGTTTCAACCTTCACTGGTTCAATTGCTACCACTACGCTAACTGTCACTGCCATGCTTTCTGGCGACCCAATTTTTGTGGGTATGTTTATTGACAGTTCAACTTCGCTCACCAATGGAACTTTCATTTCCGCTTTTGGGACTGGTTCTGGTGGCGTAGGTACTTACACCGTAAGCGCCTCGCAAACTGTAGCAAGCGCCACAATTATTGGTTCTGGCAATGCCACATTGCAAAACCCGTCTCCAATGAGCGTAGGTGTTGGCCCGTTGGGTCGTGTTTATATTTGGGACGCTGTTCCCCAAGCAAAACTGACCACTAACATTGTTGCTGCCGTTATCACTACTGCTACCACGCTTACGCTTGCCGCAGGCGCTGGCGTTACGTCCGCTACGATTACAGGCGGTGCAACAGGCTTGCAACTGGACGCTCCTCGCGCTGTTTCTACAACCACAGGTGCTGGTAGCCCAACCACTGTCAATATTACTGTTTCAGGGTACGACTATTACGGTCAAGCCATGAGCGAAGTAATCGCAACAGGAACGGTGGCATCTACTACTGTCAGTGGTAAGAAAGCCTTTTACCAAATTGCCAGTGTTGTCTCTTCTGGTGCAAGCGTTGTAACCGTTGCAGTAGGTACAACCGACATCTTGGGTTCGCCGTTGCGTATTACCGATGCCGGATACATTACTCGTGCTGGTTGGGACAATACGCTTGCAGAAAATGCGGGTACGTTTGTTGCCGCCGCTACGTTGACGGCTACCACAACCACGGGCGATGTGAGGGGTACTTATTTGCCTTCTTCTGCGTGTGACGGTATTAAACGTCTTGTAATGGGAATAGCCCTTCCGGCAATTGCGGCAGGCCCAAATGCAACCCGTCTTGGCGCGCTTGGCGTCACTCAGGCATAAGGAGATAGACATGGGCCAATTCAAACCGATGGTAAAGATGGAGACTACTGAACCTTCAGTGATTCTGAAACTGAAGAAAGGTGGTCATGTCGCCATGAGTTCTAATGGCAAAGAGGGTCACAAGCCGATGAAGAAGATGGACGGTGGAGCGATGGGTGCGCTGGCTGGCACTCCTGCTCTGATCGGTCGTCCTGCGGTCAATGCTCCGGTGGCTGCTCCGGGTCGTCCGTCCATGAATGATCGTCGCAAGGCGATGATGATGGCGCAGATGATGAAGAAACGCCAACCTGCCATGCCTGCCCCGATGATGAAGAATGGTGGCAAGGCTGATGGTGACATGGCTCAAGACAAGGCTATGGTCAAGAAAGCCATGAAGCAGCATGATGCTCAAGAGCATAAGGGTGGCAAAGGAACCAAGCTGTCACTGAAGACTGGTGGCGTAGCGATGGGTGCTGCTGGTTATGCCAAGGGTGGTGGCGTAAAGATGGGCAATGGCGGCGGCTACAAAACTGGTGGTGTTGTCCTTGGCAACGCTGGTGGTTTCAAATCCGGCGGTATGGCTATGGTTGAGAAGGACGGGAAGATGGTTCCTGACTTTGCGGCTGATGGCAAGGGCAAGATGAAAAAGGGCGGCATGATGGGCGGCGGCATGATGGGTGGATACAAGAAGGGTGGTTCCACAAAAAAAGCCTACGCCACGGGGGGGCTTGTTAATTCAGGCAAACCCGTGGCGATGCCTGAAGGACATAAAAAGCCTTCGGCTCCGGTAAGCATTAACAAATTTTCTGGAACCTTCAAGAAGGGTGGCAGCGTAAAAAAGCTTAATGGTGGTGGGGATCCTCAGTCTGACAAAGAGACTAAAGGCTACCAAGGCACCTACACCACCCAGAAGGCTGAAAATTTAGCTGACCGTGAAGCCATGAATCCCATGAACATTATCCGGCCTATTGTGGATAAGGTTAGAGGGATGTTTGGATCAACTCCCGGAGCGGTAACGAAGACTAAGGAGTCTACTACTGTCGTTCCTGCCAAGCGGCGTAGCGGCGGCAACGTTAATTGCTGAAATAAGGCGGGGGCTTCGGCCCCTGTCTTTTTAGGAGAATAATTATGGCTGATGTAGTCACAAGTCAAACGCTTTTCGATAACGAGCGCACGGCTGTTATGAAATTCACGAACATCAGCGATGGTACTGGTGAGTCTGCCGTATTGAAGGTTGATGTTTCTGCATTGAATCCAAGCGAATCAGGGTCTGCGTGCGACCGTGTTACGGTAATTAAAATTTACATTGCCAATCACGGCATGGAAGTCAGAATGTTTTGGGATGCATCAACAGATGTCCCGTTCTTTCTTTCTTCCTCCGGTGCTACGCAGTCGTTAGACTTCACGGGCTTTGGAGGTATTACAAACAATGGTGGATCTGGCGTTACTGGTGACATTGTGTTTAGCACTGCTGATGCCTCTTCGGGTGACACTTATTGGTGCATCTTGGAGATGGTAAAAGGGTATGCGTAATGCCGAGCAAGTCACCTTCCCAACATCGTTTGATGTCGGCGGTAGCGCACAACCCTGCGTTCGCCAAGAAGGTTGGCATTCCTGCTAAGGTAGGAAAAGAGTTTGTCAGTGCTGATAAAAAGGATATGGCTAAAGGTGGCAGCGTAAATGCCGCTGGCAACTACACCAAGCCTGATATGCGTAAGCGTATTGTCAGCAGCGTTAAAGCGGCTGCGGTTCAAGGTACTGGTGCGGGAAAATGGAGCGCAAGAAAAGCCCAGCTAGTAGCCAAGCGTTATAAGGACGCTGGTGGCGGCTACCGTGATTAAAGACCCACAGCAATCTCTTAAATCGTGGGGGGATCAGCGTTGGCGCACAAAGTCAGGGAAGCCTTCTTCAAAAACAGGCGAGAGGTATTTGCCTGAAGCGGCTATCAAGTCATTGTCACCGGCAGAATACGCGGCAACTACAAAGGCGAAGCGAGAAGGTAAAGCGGCTGGGAAGCAGTTTGTAGCGCAACCTAAAGCCATTGCCAAGAAAACAGCTAAATATAGGTTTTGACCATGACAAAAAATAATACGTCAGTAGCAAAATCTTTGAAGAAAGCTGGCTTTTATGAGGCAGACAAAAAGAAGCCAGAACGGATAAGCATTATCAACAACGTCACAACCAAGCCTCAGCGTTTGGAGATGGTTGATAAGTTATTCCTAGCCAAGAAATTGAAAGAGGGTGGCCCTAGCCTAGCTGTAGGACGGGGCGAGAAGCTGTCTGTTGAGCGTGGAGCGGGGCTTACTCAGAAGGGCCGCGACAAGTATAATCGTGAGACTGGAAGCAACCTCAAGGCACCACAGCCGCAAGGTGGATCTCGCAAGGATTCTTTCTGCGCCCGGATGTCTGGGGTAGTTAAGCACGCATCTGGTGACGCACCGAGGGCAAAAGCCTCTCTTAGACGTTGGGATTGTCCGGGTTGGTAAAGGGAATCAATAAATGTCTACATCTGGGACTGTCGGCCAAACCGTAATCAATGTTCAAACGCTAATTGATCATGGTGCGCGGCGTTGTGGGAAGCTGGCTGAAGAACTAACGTCTGAGCAGCAACTCTCTGCAAGGGAGAGCCTGTTCTATCTGCTTTCCAACCTTGCCAACCGTGGCATTCAGTATTGGGCAATCACCAAAGTTGTGATTGGCATGACGGCCAACAAGTACATCTACAGCCTTCCGGTAGGTGCTATTGATGTTCTGAACGCTCTATATAGGACACTGAGTCGCCCTAGCGGTTCATACGCATCCTCAGCCGGTGGTGTAGTGGCAAATGTGTATGACAATGATGTTGATACTGTTTGCCAGCAAACGTCTGCAAATGGAAATATTTCCGTTGATTATGGGACTGACAATCCAGTCTATGCCGGATCCATAGGCGTTCTGCCCTATGTGGCAAATCAGGGATCTGCGTCTTGGACTTTGACGCTTGAATACTCCACTGATGGGGCTACTTGGATTACTCTTTACAATATTGGGACTGTTACCGTTACTGATAATCAGTGGCTGTGGTACGACATCGACCCCGGTCAGAGCGTCCAGTATTACCGTGTAAGAATTTCTGGTGGATCAACTTTGGCGTTGCGTGAGTTTTACGTTGGCAACAACAGCACAGAAATCACCATGTCCCGTCTAAACAGGGACGACTACACCAACCTGCCCAACAAGAACTTTACTGCGAACCAGCCGTTTCAGTTCTGGTTTGATCGGTCGATCCCTCAGCCAACAATGTACCTGTGGCCGGTTCCTTCGGATGCCTTTGTGCAGATGACGGTCTGGTATTCAGGGCAGATTCAGGACGTAGGTGCGCTGCAGGATGAGTTGCAGATCCCACAGCGGTGGTTTCTGGCGATTCAATCGATGCTGGCTCACCAGATGAGCATGGAAATGCCGGGGATTGCGGTAGATAGGATCACTTATCTTGAAGGTCAGGCAACGAAATACCTGTACGATGCGGAACAGGAAGAGCGCGACAAGTCTCCTATCTACTACGCCCCGAATATCAGCGTTTACACACGATAATGCCAAGATTTCTGGACACAAGAGGCTATTCAACGATTGCGATTGCAATATGTGATCGTTGTCGCATGAAAAGACCTCATGCAGAGATGAGGAGCGACCCTAATTTGCCCGGACTGCAAGTGTGTGGTCAGGGATGTGCCGATGAAAAGGATCCGTACCGTCTTCCAGCTAGGCCAACGGAGCGCATTACCATCCGATTCCCTCGTCCAGATGTCAGCGTTGCTGTTGACCCAAACGCTCTAATTACTGGGCCGTATCAAAATTACGAGATATCCCCAGAAAACAATCAAGATACGCCATCGAACAACGGCAATCTTGACAACCTGAGTCCATGACATGGCTAATGTAACTATTACGCAACTTCCTGCTGCGGGGGCTATCACTGGCACAGAATTAGTGCCTGTCGTCCAGAATGGGGTGACTGTCCAGACGACGACTGCCGCTCTTGCTGGGTCGCCGGTTCAGACGCAAACTTTCCTGACTCTGAACCAAGAATCTACACTGACAAATAGCCGCAGGTTGTCTGGTGGAACGGGCGTAGGGCTTACGGATAGCGGGGCGCAGTCAACCCTACAGGTAACCCTCAACGCAGCCTCTGGAAGCCTAGAGGCGGCTGGAACGGGCATTATTGCCAAGACCTCAAGCAACACGGTTGCGGCAAGAACAATGTCTTCATCCACGACTGGATTATCTGTTACCAATGGTGACGGAGTGTCTGGTGCGCCTGTGTTTGCGCTGACTGGTGTGGCTTTGGCTGTAGCTGGGGCGACAGGGACGGGAGTATTGGCTCTTAACAGTTCCTCAACCATTGCAACACGAACAATACTCGGAACAACAAGTCAGATTGACATAACGGATGGAAACTTTGTCAATTCGCCAGTCATTGCAATTTCCAGCGATCCAATCGTTCCCGGCTCAGGCGGTATTGTTATTCCTGCTGGGACTACTGGACAGCGCGGAGCAAGCACTAATGGAACTCTTCGTTACAACACCACTTCGGCGTCATTTGAGGGCTATGCTAACGGCGCATGGGGTTCAATTGTCAGCGGCGCGGGTGTAAGCGCAATCTCTTTTGGCTCAACTGGCCTGACCCCATCTACATCGACTACAGGTGCTGTAACGGTTGCAGGAACATTGGCGGTAGCCAGCGGAGGCACTGGGGTTACTACAAGCACTGGTACTACAAATGTAGTTCTTTCAGACTCTCCTGTCTTAGTAACTCCAAATCTTGGCACTCCAAGTGCTTTGGTGGGAACTAATATAACGGGAACGGCGGCAGGATTGACGGCGGGAACTGTCACAACAAACGCTAACTTGACTGGTGATGTGACATCCGTAGGAAACGCTACTACGCTTGCCACAGTTGCTTCGGCAGGTTCTACAGGGTCTAGCACAGCAATTCCTGTAATTACAATCAATGCCAAAGGACTGACAACCAGTATCACCACGGCGGCAGTCGTTGCGCCAGCAGGAACGCTATCTGGTGGCACACTGGCCTCTGGGGTTACAGCCTCCTCGTTGACCAGCCTTGGAACGATTGCCAGCCTTGTTGTAACGGCAGGGACGATTTCTACAACCCCTTCGGGTTCAACCGACATTGCCAACAAGTCCTATGTTGATACGGTGGCGCAGGGTCTGGACACAAAAGCTTCGGTCGTAGCTGCGACAACGGTAAACATCACGCTTTCTGGAACGCAGACGGTTGACGGGATTGCTCTGATTGCCGCTGACAGGTGCTTGGTCAAGAACCAAACATTGCCGCAAAATAACGGCATCTATGACGTAGCGGCTGGGGCGTGGACTCGTTCTTCGGACATGAACACTTGGGCGCAAGTACCGGGGGCTTATGTTTTTGTTGAAACAGGAACCACGTTAGCCGATACGGGTTGGGTTTGCACATCCGATGCGGGTGGTACTTTAGGTACTACGGCAATCGTTTGGGCGCAATTCTCAGGTGCAGGATCTGGCGTAAGTTCACTCAACTTTGGTACAACTGGACTGACTCCAGCAACGGCTACCACTGGAGCGGTGACTGTTGCGGGAACTCTTGCCATAGCCAACGGCGGTACTAACGGGACTGCAACGCCGACATCTAACGGCATTGTGTACGGAACCGGAACGACGATTGCTTATACGGCGGCTGGAACTACTGGACAGGTATTGCAAGCCAATACGAGTGGGGCACCAACGTGGGGTTCTACCTACGCAGGAACTGTCACTTCGGTTGGATTCACTGGCGGGATCATTACTGTAGCCACAGCAACTACGACTCCTGCCTTTACGGTTGCGGGTACGTCAGGTGGGATACCTTACTTCACCAGCACATCAACTTGGGCAACTTCTACCCTGCTTGTTGCCAGCGCACTTATGGTTGGCGGCGGGGCGGGGTTGGCTCCCTCAACGGTAACGACTGGAACCGGAGTGGTTACGGCTCTGGGAGTCAATACAGGCACGGCAGGGGCGTTTGTGGTCAATGGTGGGGATTTGGGTACGCCCTCCAGCGGAACGGTCACCAACCTGACTGGAACGGCTTCAATCAACATAAACGGTACGGTAGGGGCTACAACAGCCAACACCGGAGCGTTCACCACTCTGACGGCTTCGGCAGATTCAACTTTTTCTTCCACGGGTGCTTTGCTGATAAGCAAGGGAACTACGGGCCAGCGTCCGACCCCCGCTACTGCGATGCTCCGGTACAACACCACCACTAATGAATTTGAGGGGTATGGCGGCGCTTCACCTGCGTGGGCAAGTGTGGGCGGTTCTGCAATCTCAAACGACACGACAACAGCAACCAATCTCTTTCCCGCGTTTCTTAACGCAACTACGGGGACGGCTGCAAGTATTTTTACCAGCAACGCCAACTACCTGTACAAGCCATCGACGGGTGAGTTGTCTGCAAAGGTAATGAATGCCAGCAATGGCTTGGTAGTTAATAGCCAGACGGTAGGAACCAGCTACACGTTGGCTTCTGGCAATTCGGCTATGAGTTCTGGCCCAATTACCCTATCCGGCGGTGTTGTGGTGACTATCCCAAGCGGTGGACGTTGGGTTATTATTTAGGAATATAAAATGCCACAATCTGGATACACGCCGATAATTTCGTACAACTCGACCACACCGGGGGCTGTTCCTTCGGCTGGTGATATGACTGTGGGTGAGTTGGCTGTAAACGTTGCTGACAAGATTATTTATGTCAAGAATGCCAGCAGTGCAATAGTTGCATTGAGTGGTGGAGCAACTGGTGGTGGTGGAGATCAGGTATTTGTTCAGAACAAGTTGATTGTGACGACAAGTTATACATTTCCTACTGGATTTTCAGCCATGAGCGTAGGCCCGATTACGGTGAACAGCGGTGTAGTCGTAACGATCCCAAGCGGTTATCGCTGGGTCATTCTGTGAGGATGCTATGAGTTTAATTCTTGACGGTACGCTTGGTATAACCAACCCCGCTGGAAGCACTACGCTGCTGACCGCACCAACTCGGCAGGTATTCCTGTCTGGTACTGCTGCTACCTATACGCGCCCGACTGGAGTAAGACGGATTGTTGCCAGAGTAAAAGCTGGCGGCGGAGCGGGGGCAGGAACAGCAGATGCGACAAGTAACGGCGGTAACGGAACTGCCGGAAACGATTCTATTTTTAATAGCGTCACAGCAGTCGGAGGGGCTGGCGGGAGAAGCGGGACGTTAGTCTCCGGGACTGGTGGCGTAGGTGGTAACGGCGGCACAGGCAGTTCGGGTACGGCCTCTATCAGAATTGGTGGCGGGTCTGGCGCGTATTCAGGCACTCAATATGTCAGTGCCACAAACGCGCAAATGTGGGGCGGCAACGGTGGTGGTCAAGGAGGGGGGCGTATTCCGCCGTCTACTGCTTCGGGTGGAACTGCTGTCGCTAACTCAGGCGGCGGTGGTAGCGGAGCAAATGGCCCTTCTGCTGCGTTCGCGGCTATATACGCTTACGGCGCTGCTGGAGGCGGTGGGGAAGGGGAGTATCTCGAAGTGGTAATTGACTCCCCCGCTGCTACTTATACATATACGGTCGGTGGAACTGCCGCCGCTGGCTCCGCAGGGACAAACGGAAACGCTGGCGGCGGTGGCGCTGCGGGCTTCATCATCGTTGACGAATACTACTAGGCGAACAACATGACAACTCTCATAAATGCCAGCACGACCGCTGGGTTAATCCAGACGGCAGACACAACCGGCAACCTGTCCCTGCAATCCAATGGTACGACGATCCTTGCCCTGACCAGCGCGGGTGCTGCTGTCACTGGGACGCTGAGTGCTACGGGACTGATCTCACCATCACAGACCGTTGGCATTGTTGGAACGACAACTAATAACTCTGCTCAGGCAGGGAGTATTGGTGAGTTTATAAGTAGCGTAGTGTCGGGTGTAAGCTCAGGATATACCACTGGAACAACGGTGAATGTGACAAGCATATCGTTGACTGCGGGTGATTGGGATGTGTGGGGGTTAGTATTCTTTAACCCAACTGCCTCATCTACAATGGTATCTATTCGTAATTCAGTCACCACTACAAGTGCAACGCTTGGAGCGGAAGATGCATCTTGCCAAATGAACGGCCCTGTGGGTGACCCAGCAGTAGCAACAACTGTTTTAACTCCAACAGTTCGATTTTTGCTTTCAGCCACAACAACTGTCTACCTTGTAGGGGCCACAAGTTTTTCAAGTGCTGGAACCTATGGGGCTAATGGAACTATTCGCGCAAGGAGACGGAGATGAAATCATTTGCCAGAATTGACGGGAAACTTGTTTCCTACGAAGGTATGAGCCAAGAAACTATTGCCACGATGCTTGCCGAACAAGGCTTGACACCAGAGTTTATTGACGAGGAAACGTACAACGCTGAATTGAAGATTAAGCAAGCCGCACTGGAAGCAAAATGATCGAACTGAAACTTGATCTGAACGAAGTCAACGGCATCCTCACCGCGCTGGGGAATATGCCCTACATCCAAGTCAAAGACCTGATCGCCAAGATTCAGGCGCAAGCACAACCGCAAGTTGAGAAGAAAGAGTAACAATGGAAACCCAATCGCTGATAAACGTAGGTATTGCACTGATCGGATTTTTCGGCGGTTGGGTGCTGAACAGGATAATGAAAACGCTGGACAAACTGGATGATGATGTCAAGCAGCTACCGGACAAGTACGTTCGTAAAGACGACTACCACCGCGACATAAGCGACATCAAGATAATGCTGAAAAGCATATTCGACAAACTGGATGACAAGGCCGACAAATGAAAAAGCTGCTCCTCATTGCCCTGTTCTGCGGTAACGCTGCCGCTGCCGAACTGATGATCTGCAACGGCGAATATGCTCTGTGCGCGGCTTCAGGCTCGACTCCGACAGGCAAGATGATCACCGTCAAGGGCAAGAAATTTGCCGAGGGGATGGCAGTCTGTCCTGTACTCAAAGGTCGCTCGATTGCCAATGGTGAACTGATGAAGAACTCCTGCGATGCTCCCGCCGGTAAAGTCTGGTCATTGTTCTCTATGGTTAGCGAAGCCCCACAAGCACCGACATGGGCTGTTGCGCCGCTGGTTCACCGCACCTTTGTCTTGAGCAAGACTGAAAGCATGAGTAATTTGTGGTCATTTATTTGCGACAAGCAAGCCAAGCCGGTGAACGGGGTACAACTCGCGTCCTGTTATGGCCCGATCAATGAATCACCAATCACTAACGGTCATATCAAAATGGGATCGACAATTGTTACCGATGCCCCAATCGGGGTATTGAATCCTGTAGGAGGTAATTTCTGATGTATTCATTTAAAGATATGTTGCAGAGCAAGTCGATGTGGTTTAGCGGTGGCGTTACTGCCCTCGGAGTTGTGGGTTGGATCAGTGATAACTCAGGAGTCATTCTTGCAATTGCTCCTCAACTTGGGCCGCTGTTGACTTGTATCGGCGCGGTGGGAATCGTCTTGCGGGTGCTGACAGAAAAGTCAACGGCGTGGAAAGCCCCAGTCGAAGATCGTGAAGTTAAGTGAGCATTTCACCCTAGCAGAACTGACCGTCACCAACCACCGTACTCTGGACAACATCCCAGATGCGGCGGCTTTAGCCAACCTGAACCGGTTGGCGTTGTTTCTGGAACAGGTCAAAACCGCTCTGGGCGGTAGGGCGGTAATGATTACGTCTGGATATCGGTCAGCCGCAGTCAATGCAGCCTGCGGGAGCCGCGATATTTCCCAGCACCGGATTGGTTGTGCGGCTGACTTCAGGGTGCCGGGGATGACCCCAAGGCAGGTTGTTGAGGCGTGTATTGCGGCTAAACTAGCCTACGACCAGATCATTCTGGAGTTTGATTCGTGGACACATACAAGTATCCCCAACACAGGAGCCAAGCCGAGAGGCTCCAAGCTGATTATTGATAAAACTGGTTTTAGACCTTTTGTTTAATAAAGGGACAATATTGTCCCTTTGTTTTCCAATATTGTTATTGACAAAAGAGGCGTAAAATGGCTAAGAGATTGTTTTGTGATGGTCTTTTACGACAGAGGGGATTGGCGTGACCACAGCAGCCGTAATGACCTATGATTCGCTGGTATCTGATATCCAGCAATATCTGGAGCGTGACGATACGCAAACGGTCGCCCAGATCCCGCGATTCATCATGCTTGCGGAACAGGTCATTGCCTCTCAGATAAAGTTTCTGGGGAATCTGACTGTGAACGAAAGCAACATGGTTGCCAGCCAAGCCATCATTGATAAGCCTGCGCGGTGGCACAAGACGGTATCGATGAACGTGACTGTTGACGGAAGTAGGTATCCCATACTGCTCAGAAAGTATGAGTATCTCAGGGGATATGCGCCAGACCCTGCGGAAACAGGAGTGCCTGCATATTATGCAGACTATGACTACACGCACTGGCTGGTAGCACCAACCCCTGCCGATGCATACGATTTTGAGGTGCTGTACTACGAGCGTGTACAGCCTCTGGATTCGTCCAATCAGACCAACTGGTTCACCATTTACGCTCCGCAAGCCTTGCTCTATGGCTCTCTTTTGCAGGCCATGCCGTACCTGAAGAACGATGAGCGCATGGGTATGTGGCAGCAACAATATGATCTGATCATCAACACTCTGAAGAACGAAGACATTATCCGTATTGCTGACAGACAAGCTAACGTACAGGACTCTTGATATGAGTTACAACTCGCCATTCACCGGAACCGTCATCCAGCCAACGGACGTTTCGTATAGGGATATAACGATTACAAATACGACACTCCAGTTGGAGTGGCCTATAAACGGGACAACCACTGGTGACGTTGCAGCCAGAATTATGGAAGTAGCAACCACTGGTGTTTCTGAACTGTGGATGCCGCCAGCAAACCAAACTTCTGTCGGAAATGATGCGTTGATCCGTAACACTGGCGGCGAGAACTTTACCGTCAAGGACTTTGCGGGAATTAACACGATTGTGACCGTCCTCCCCGGAGAGGCGCAGTACATCTACCTCACCGACACTTCAACCGAGGAAGGAATTTGGGGAATCATTGCCTTTGGCACTGGAACATCATCTGCTGACGCAGCAACGTTGGCGGGATATGGTCTTGTGGCTTCAGGGCTAACCTTGAACCAGTCATCTCCAGTGACAACATTTTCAAGTAGTTATTCTGCAGTCGCGGCAGACCGTGCTGCCTTGTATGCTTGGACTGGTGGTGCCGGAACGCTGACTTTGCCATTGGCTTCTGTTGTTGGGAATAACTGGTTCATGCAGGTTAGGAATGCTGGGACTGGGTTGTTGACTGTTGCTTGCGCTGGATCTGATGTATTCAACTCGTCGGCTACTGTGGGTTTGCAGCCTTCGGATTCTTGTCTGATTGCTTCTTCAGGAGTGGCTTTTTATTCGGTTGGATTGGGGAAGTCTACTCAGTTCAACTTCAGTCAATTAGTTAAGACTGTGGCAACCGGAAGCTACACGCTGACTAGTTCAGAGGCTTCCAATGTCATTCAGAAATATGTTTCCTCTGGCGATTTGACGGGTAACGTAACAATCATTGTCCCGCCGACAATTCAGGTCTACTACATCCAGAACGCTACTACTGGTGGAGCCTCGTCGTTCACGGTAACGATCAGCACTGGCTCAGGAGCGACTGCAACCATCAGCGCGGGGGCGCAAGCCACGTTAATTTGCGATTCGATCAATTTGGTGAATGCGAATACGGTTTTGGCTGGATCAACGTCAATCAGCCTTATAAACGGGACTGTAGGTGCGCCCTCGTTGAATTTTTCATCAGAAACCTCTACCGGAATTTACAGGGCTGGATCGGGTGAGTTTGACATTGCCATTCTTGGTGTAAAGCAATTTGCCCTACTTGCTACTGGTGCCGTCATTCCTAGCGGGTTGTCGGGCGGGTCGTTCTGATGACAAAGAAAGTCTTTGCCCTTGATACCAAGCCCGGAATCCAACGGGACGGTACGGTCTTTGACCAAAATTTCTACAGGGACGGAGAGTGGGTCAGGTTTCAGCGAGGTCGTCCTAGAAAGATTCTCGGTTATCGTGAGATGACCAACTTCCTTGCCGGATATTCAAGAGGAATATTTGTTGAATCTGCAGACGGATATAACAGCGTATACAACGGATACAACAATGGCCTGCAGCGTTTTGTATGCGACAACAACGGTGTTGGTGCTGGGATCGTTGACTACACCTATGCTGGCCCAGTATTGACCGTTGGGACGCTTGTAGGAGGCTCCCTTTACACAAACGGAACCTATACCGCCGTATCTCTAACCGGAGGATCTGGCACGAACGTGAAGGCTACTGTGGTCGTTTCTGGGGCGGCTGTGACTTCGGTGACGGTTACAACGTCTGGCACTGGCTATGTTGTTGGTGACGTTCTAAGTGCAACGGCGGCAACCATTGGCGGCACTGGGTCTGGTTTCAGTATTAATGTAGCTACGATAGACACGCTTTTCACTGCATCTGACCAGAACCTGTGGCAGTTTGATGGATTTACTGATGCAACTGGCTCTGGCAACAGTCTGATCTTGGCGCATCCGGGGCAGAATTTGTCTGCAATTGACAATACAATTACAACGGCTGTTTTGGCGGCTCAACCAAGCGGATCTACAGCTTACCCTCTGAAAGATTGTCAGGGAACTTCCCCTACCAATGCCATAGTTGAGGTTTCTGGTGGAGTTGTTGCGTTGCATCCATATGTGTTTGTCTATGGTGACAACGGTCTTATCAAGAACTGCGTTGCTGGCAATGCGCTTGACTGGAATGGCCCAGATTCAAATGAAGTAAACGTATCCAACCAGAAAATTGTCAAGGGTCTTGCGGTTCGGGGGGGATCAAACGCTCCATCAGGTTTGTTTTGGGCTTTGGATTCTTTGATAAGGGTTAGTTATAACCCAACAACCATTTTCACTGGTGTTACTTCGCAACAACTGTACTGGCGGTACGACATTATTGGCAATTCATCAATTCTTTCCAGTCAAAGCGTAATTGAGTATGACGGTATTTATTATTGGATTGGAGTTGATCGGTTTCTTGCTTATAACGGCGTGATCATTGAATTACCAAACTCCATGAACCAGAACTATTTCTTTGACAACGTAAACTACGCTCAAAGGCAAAAGGTTTGGTGTACCAAGGTGAATAGGTTTGGTGAGATCTGGTGGTTTTATCCCAAAGGGGATGCCACTGAATGTACGGATGCGATCATCTATAACGTGCGAGAGAAGACTTGGTATGACGCTGGTGAGTCTATCGGGGCGCAAAGGACGGCTGGATATTTTTCTCAGGTCTTTCGCTTTCCCATCGCTACAGGATCTGACGTAAGCACGGCCCAAACCGTTCTCACTCAGAACATTACTACTACCAACGCGAGTGCTGTAATAGTGACAGCAATAAGCAGTCAGATTGCGTTGAATGAGGTGGTTACAGCCACTGGTGTTCCTTTAAATGCTTACATCATAGCGATTGCGCCGGGGTCTGCTGGTAACTACAACGTCACCTTGTCTGCGGCTTGTACTGCAACCGCTACTGTTTCTGCGACATTTGCGACACAGGCGGGTAAGGTTAGCTTGTGGCAGCATGAGATTGGAACTGATCAGGTCAAGGGTCAAAACCTGTCAGCAATTTACAGTTCCTTTGAGACTAACGACTTGGGTATTGTTGGTGGTGGGCCTTCTGAGCCAGCGATGGTTGGTGAAAACATTGGTCTGCATCTGGAGAGGGTTGAGCCTGACTTTGTGCAATCTGAAGAGATGGAGATGTACGTCATTGGCAGGCCATTTGCTCAATCGGCAGACATAACCACTGGGCCTTATTTGTTCAATCCTGATACTGGGAAGATAGATCTCAGGGAGCAGAGGCGGGAACTCAGGTTGAAGTTTGTCAGCAACGTGCAGGGCGGTAATTATGAGACTGGACGCATATTGCTTAATGCGAACGTTGGCGATGTGAGGCCGTACTGATGGCTGCACCGGCTTTTGTTTATGATCCGAGAATGCACACGTTTGAGTCGTGGGCGGCTCTTATGTGTGAGGCTTATGCCCAGCAGCAGTTGCAAATTGGCGTCTCAGAAGATAATTGGAAAGATTTTGCTTCCGGTATGAAAGCAATTGATGTGTTTCAGAACGAAGCCATTCCGGGGCCGTATGTGTTTGAAAATTGGTATGACTGGGCAGAAGCTGTTGTTAATGCCGTGAACCCAAGGAACTAAATAAGATGGCAATCGTACAAGTTGAAATTGAAGGCCAACAGGTCTACATAGACACGGAAACGGGTCAACTTGCCCAAGCCCCCGTGAACAGCTATGGCGGTGCCGTCGCGTATTCACCGACTTCCTACCAAGGCGTAGAAGGCCAAACCCTTTCTGGGAACGCCGCCAGCACGATCGCCGGATACCCTGTTTCGGCTTACCAGCAACGCCCCTCGACTACCGGACAGTACGCCCCCGAAGTCTTCAACCCCGCGACGGGGCAATGGGAAGAGGGTTACCGAGTCCCGTTTGAGATGGGTGGGGCGCTCTCGATGCTGCCCAAGAGCATCGCTGAAAGTATGGGCGGTCAACCGATCAAAGAACCGCCGCCCGATTCTTGGATGGATACGCTCGGGGCAGCAATGCCGGGGCTGATCTTTGGCGGCGCTGGATTGATGGCGGGCGGCGGGCTGGGCTTGAGTGGGTTGCTTGGGAATAGTTCGCCTGCCGGCGTTACCGCTGGTGCGGGAGGGATGTTTGGCGATGTGGCTGGCGCCGGAACGGCTGGTGTGGATTGGTTGGGTGCTGCCGCACCTTCGGCGGCGTCTTCAGGATTGTTGCCCAATATTCCCGGTGGATCTCAAATCATTCAATCGTTGCTAGGTGGATCTGGAGAAGCCCCCGCTTCAGGAGCAACAAGACCTCCCGGTGGATTGGCTGGTCAAGCAAACATAATTGCTCCGTCCAATGCGATGTTAAATTTTGCCCAAGCCCCTAAATCCGGGTCTTTTGTTAACCAACAAAGTGATAATACTAGCACTTTGTTTTCTGGCTTGACTCCAGAGCAATCAAGGATTCCAGTACCTAACGCCCCTATAAATAATGCTGCTCCGTTGAAAATGGCTGAATTTGAAGATTATGCCCCCATCTATTCTGCTCATGGCGGCTTGATGCATTTTGATAATGGTGGTGCCGTCCCTGATGAAGCGGCAAAAAATCCCGCCACGGATTATGTAGGTAGCTTAAAACAAGTTGCAGACACGAATAAAAGAATCGCGGAAATACTTGCCAAAAAGGGATCCAAAGCAACCAGTTCTGACGATCAGATCCGAGATTACTTGCTTAAATCACAAAACTCTACCGCTCGTCTGGATTTTTTATCTCCTCTTTCCTCAAGGATGATGAGGGGTCGTCCGTCCCGCCCAGAGGCCATGTATTCGGGCCTGCAGCGGTCTTCCGTCACTGGGGCGGCACCTGCTATGGGATATTCCGCTAGGCCAGTACAGCCCCTGCAGCAGTCTCCCAGCATAGTGAATATGGCAAGGATCCCTTTCGCTGCTCATGGAGGGGCGATCCACCCGCATCTGGCTAGTGTTCTGGCTGATCGTAACTTTGAGATCAATAAGGAGATGATACCGGGGCCGGAGGGGCGTTATTATGCTAGGCATGAGCAAAGAGGCTTTGCTGTGGGTGGGCCGGGAACGGGTCAGTCAGATGATATCCCGACAATGCTTTCTGACGGTGAGTATGTAATTGATGCGGATACGGTAGCGGCTTTGGGGGATGGATCCTCCAAGGCTGGGGCTTCTGTTCTGGACAAGTTCCGTCAGCAGATTCGTCAGCACAAGAGATCGGCTCCGACTAACGATATACCTCCCAAGGCAAAAAGCCCGATGGAGTACATGAAGATGGCTAGAAAGGGAAAATGATATGTCTATTCTGGATCCGACACTAAACCCCAACGCAACGCAGACGCAGACCTCACAGACGACTGCGCCGGATTGGTACAGCAACTTCCTGAGCGGTCTGGCTACCTCTGGTCAGCAGGCTATTAATCAGGGAGGGATTGCTCCTGCATCCACTCTGCAGAACATGGCATTCCAGAACGCCCCTACGGCTATCAATGCTGGTCAGCCTGCCTTGCAACAAGCTACCCAGACGGCTACGAACGTGGCGAACACGCCTACGTCTAGCATGATCGATCAGTACATGAATCCGTATACCAATTCAGTCGTTAAATCGATTGGAGACTTGGGGGCGCAGCAGTTCCGCGAGTTCACTCAGCCTGCCATGACTTCGGCTGGAGTGGCTACGGGTCAGTTTGGTGGATCCAGAGCGCAGGACATCCAAGCCAAGGCGGCGCGTGATGCAGCTATGAATATAACTGCCCAGCAGGCTCAGGCAATGAATACGGGCTATCAGAACGCAGTGACTGCAGCCCAGAACCAGCAGAACCTTGGGCTGAACTCAGCCACTGCGCTGGGTAACTTGAGCAGTCAGGCTCAGGCGCAAGGAATTGGTGGGCTGAATGCTTTGTCTGGCCTTGGAGCGCAGCAGCAGACTCTTGAGCAGCAGCAGATGAATTACCCGATGACTTCCCTGCAGAACTATGCAAACCTGATGAGTGGCCTGAACATCCCAACTGGATCAACGCAGAGCGTTACTGGCCCTGCGGGTGGCGGTCAGTTGCAGACCTCCGCTCTGAATCAGATTCTTGGACTGGGAACAAGCGGGATGGCTTTGCTTAACCAGCCTTACATAAATGCAGGCGGTACATCAGGTACTTTGGGACAATGTATTTTGAAAT